ATGTTGTATCAGGTAATTGGCGTTCAGCATAAAGTTGGCGAGTTTACCCCGCAGGATAGACCGGGCACGAAACTTCACTATGACAATATTGTTTTTCACTGTGTCGGCCTGAAAAAGACCATCGGAGTGAACGGTCAGACTGCGGAACAGCTTTCTATCAAGACCGTTGATTCCGGTGAAATCGTGGAAGCACTCGGCGGTAGCATTGAAGCCGCTGTAGGCCGTCAGTTTGATTTTGATACCCGTTACGGTAATAAAATCCGCTCCTGGGAACTGGTGAAGTAACATGCAGCCAGGCCCACCAGAGAATGCTAAACCACCACCAATGTTAATATAGCGTATCGCGGGGCGGTGAAAACAGTGCATCTTTGTGTAAGGTGTGCTGTTTTAACCGTCCCGCACAGCATGTCAGCCGCTGGGCTGACACTCCAAAGGCGCTACGTCCTTTGGAGTGTCAGTGTCAGTGTCAAAAAGACAAAATTTAACAAAGTTGGACGGTAAAGCAAGATGGAAAGTGCTCCACCAAAAATCAGAAGTCGGCAGTGCATGTTTGTACTGTACCCAGAAAGCCAGCAGCGTGCCATTGAATACGCACAGAAAAATTTTCCTTGTGCTTGGGCGCTGCATGATAAGGATGTTCACGCCGAAAAGGATTATAGTAAGTACCTGGACAAGTACGGAGAACCGCCGGAATGGAAAGCCGGTGACCTGAAAAAGCCGCATGTGCATTTTGTGTGCAGTTTTCCGAACGCGCGGTATTTCTCCGGTATTGCAAAAGAACTTGGCGTTCCGGTTCAGACAATCCGCAAGGTGAACAACCTGTATAAAGCATATGTCTACCTTTGGCATATGCTGGACCCGGATAAAGCCCAATACAGTAAAGAGATTGTCGGCACACATGACTTTGCGGAACCTTCCGAACATGCCGGAATGACGCAAATGGAAGATGACCAGGTGCAGGTATTGCTTGATATGCCTGCCTTTGACACCTTCAATGAGATGTGCCGCTGTGCCTATGAACAAGGCTGCTGGGCAACTTTCAAAAACAATTACGCCATGTGGCGTGACCAATTCATAGAACGCAATCGGAACCGCGTTCGCGGCTATCCTGAAAAGCAAGCCCGGTGCGATGGCGAGATTGAACTAAATGATTCGGTAGGTGATCCTTTTGAAACAGGCAATTAAAATAGAACTTATCCCGTTTAGTGCTTTATTTGACCGTTTCACGCTGTACAGGATCACTGGACTTGATGATTTGGCAACAACTCTGTTTAATGCGTATCAGGATATTCAAAAGGCGTATGACCGGCAGGCAAATAATTATTCTGTTATGTTGATCACCTTTGACGATGATTCTCACATATCACAGATTGTTGGCCGTGATTACTCGTTGTAACGCTTTCCCCCACAGCAAGCGTTTACATAAAATTTTTGAGGAAAGGAGTTGCTACTATGCAGCCTGTGTTTCTTGCTCTTAACGAGGGTACTGCTGAGGTAGCTAAAACTGGTATGGAAGCAGTTATTGGCGCAATGACCGATGTTTTCACTCTGTCTGGTACTGTCGTTGACCAGATTACCAAGCAGCCCATTTTGCTGTTCTGCCTGGCCGCTGGTCTGGTGCCCGTTGGCATCCACATTTTCTCCAGCCTGAAGAACGCCGCTCGCGGCTAATCTTCGCCCCGGCTGTTAGTCTCCTTTTCAGCCGGGATTGTGCCGGAGTAGCTTAATAGGTAAAGCTGATTGCTGTACAGATGTCGGCCTGTACAAACATGTTGGTTCAAATCCAACCTCTGGCTATTTACTCCCTTAACGCGGGACGGGTCAACCCGCCCCGCGTTTTCTTTTGTCTGAGATATCTTTTACTTCTTCCATTTCTTTTTCCCTTTACCAAAAAAGCCGCCCTACGGCGGCTAAAGTTTATCGTTACTGCAAATTACGGTAATATTCCGGCATCCCGTTATAAATTGTTTTTTCCTGTAATTTGTCAATCATATATAGCTTTATTTTGATGATTGCAAGGGCTCTTTCGTTTTTCTCCGGGTTCCAGTCTTGCTTTAATAACTGTAGTCCCCGGTAATAGTCTTCCGTGCGCTTCATGCACTCACGCATTAAATTGATTTCATCTTTTGTTAGCTGCAATGTAATAAGATTGGGGTCTACTGCTTCTTCTTTCTTCTTGAATAAGGACATTTTTTTCATCCTTTCAACCCTTTTCTTATATAATAGCAGATTTTCCGACAATTACAAGGGGCGTATATATGAAAAAGGTTGTTTCTGTTTTTTTCTGTATCGTGGTTCTTTTTGGCCTTTTTGCTTTCTCGGCCGGTGCTTCTGCCCCTATTTTATGCCCTCATTGTGGTTCTACTGCTAAACTTGTCGGGTCGCGTGAAGAGGGCATGTATATTGTTTATAAGTATCGGTGCACGAACTCCGCTTGTGGTCATACGTTTGAAAGTAAATTTCTTGCTGGTGGTGGTTCTACCCGTGGCGGTGGCGCTGGTCGCCGTGATCCGCTCCCCGGTTATTCCTCGGACGGTGTGCCCAACTACAATCAATCCGGTGTTTTAACATGGCAGCCTAGTTTTCCAGATGATGGTGATAAAGGCTGGAATACCTGCCCTGTAGGCGCGCTGGATATCTATTGCGGTTACTTTGGCAGCGGCAAAACTTTGTCCCTCGTGCATAAGGTTGTTGGCCTGTATAACCGCTATAATGATAAACCGGTATGGTGTAACCGGCGCAAGAAGTTTGTTACACAAAAAATTGTGCTGCTTTCAAATGTTGACCTTGCTGTTCCGTATGTCAAATTAGATTCATTGGCCCAGGTGGTCAAAATGTCAAAAGTGGCTCCTGCGCTGGATGATGAAAACGACACACTTACAGTAACCATTGTGGCAATGGACGAATTAAGTGTACAGATGAATTCCCGCAGTTTTAAGGATAACTTTAACGCGTATTTCTTGAACACGCTGCTTTGCTGTCGCCATTACCATATCAGTTTTTACGGCAGTGCTCAGCGTTTCCAACATGTCGATAAACTGCTCCGTGATGTCACACACACAGTTATTCAATGCAAAAAGCTTTGGCGCTTCCAGCTGTGGAGTTCTTACGATGCTTGGGAGATGGAAAACGCCACAAACGCCGAGATGATTAAACCGCTCCGCTCCGGCCTGTGGTTTGTTCTGGATAAAGACTATAACGCATACGATACCCTTGCCGTGGTGGATAATCTGCAAAAGAAATTTGAGGAAGGCGACATTCTGCCGGAATCTGAAATTATCAATAATCAGGCACCTGCCGGCCCGCTCGGCCTTGATGTGAGTACAATCCCCAGTAGAAAAGGCAAACAGCGGATCCAGTCTGCGGGAAAGCGGTAGCGCGCAAGGGGCGCGGGGCTATTGCCCCGCCCCGCGCGCGCTGACCGCATACAAAAAGCCCCTACCTGAAAAGGTAAGGGCTTTTGGCTATTTGAGTAAGTCGCGGCAGTATCTGCATTCCTCGTGCATTCCGCACCGTGCAATGCCGCCTTGCTCCGGCTTGTCTGGACAGTTCGTGTAACTGTAGTATCCGCGTTCTCTCTTGATTGGGCCGGTGCAGTAGCCAATAATTTTGTAATAACAGTTGTGCTTCATGCACCAGGCTTCTTGCCGTGGTTCGTTCCGTATCCTGCATTCGTTCTTCATTCGCCGTTCTCCTTTTTGTTGTCTGCTACTTTCATCCGCAACGGGCCTTGCTCTGCTCTAGAATTTATAAAAGGGCGTAAGCGCTCGTGCGCTTACGCCCTTGTTTTGTGCCGCGGCGCTATTTTTCGCAGCGGTCAAGGGGATAAAGCAAAAGTTCACGGATTTCCGCGTAGCGGAAAATTGTGAAATTTTGTGCCCTTGACAGCTAAGACAAATAGCGCGATATGCCTAAAGATTGTAGAACTCTTTCGGGATGGTGAAAAACATGTATACAGATATCCGTCGTAAAGGAAAGCATTTGACCGAAAACGAACGGACAACGATTTTCCACCTGTTGAAACTCGGCTATACACAAACTGCTATTGCGGAAGAATTGCAAGTTTCTCCCGCTACAATCTGCCGTGAACTGCGGCGCGGTAAAGTTGTACAGTTAAATGGTGCGACCTATGAATTTTATACCGCATATTCGCCCCAGCTTGCACATGAACGCGCACGGTATATGCGTACTGCCCACGGCCCACAATTAAAGATAGGCTCCCGCCGTGATTACCTTTCCGCACTTGAAGCCCTCATGCTTGCCGGTTCCAGCCCAGAGGATGCTATACGCAAAGTTGGTGCCGCATATGGCTTGATGATCTCCAAGACCACTTGCTATAGGTATATCGGCCTTGGCCTGTTTGAAAGCCTGTGCTATAAGCATTTGCCCCAGGGTCACCGTAAAAAGGGCAAAAAGAAAGTATCTCATGCAAATGTAAGCTGCCCCGGCCATAGGAGTATTGAAACAAGGTCAACGGATGTTAAAAACCGTGAAACTCTCGGCCATTGGGAACTTGATAGCGTGGTAGGTAAACAAAAGGGAAAAAATGAAAGCGTTCTTGTTCTGACAGAGCGAAAGACGCGTGCAGAAATTGTTTTGAAGCCACGCGATAAGACAACCGCCGAAACCGTAAAAAGCTTGCAGCGCCTGCGCCGTTATCTCGGTAGAGATTGGAAATTGCTGTTTAAGACAATTACCTGTGATAATGGCAGTGAATTTGCAGATCAGGCCGGTATTGATGCTCTTGGCGTTCAGACCTTTTATTGTCATCCGCGCTGCCCATCTGAACGCGGAACAAATGAGATAAATAATAAACTTGTAAGACGAAAATTTCCCAAGGGCCAGAGCCTGCGGAAAGTTACCCAAAAGCAAGCAATAGCTGTGCAACAGTGGGTAAATCAGTACACCCGCCCCACCTTCGGCGGTCAGACCGCGGCGCAAATGTTGGAAGCCGAACTTGATAAACTACCATTGCATAACCCCGAAAAGGTGAAGCGTTTCTTCGGCATAATCTAACCAACGAAACCGATATACGAAAAATAGCCTGCCGTAAAAATACGACGGGCTAAAGGTGTTTACCGATAACTATTGAAACCGGCCCATAGGCGGCACAGCCGCTGCGAGAAAGACCCGGCACGGGGCTTTAGAGCCGTGCCGGAAACGCTCCGCGATTCCGGCCGCACCAAACTTACAACAAATAGCTATTGACTTTTTTGTTCATTTTCTCAAATTTTGCATTAAATCCTTGACAGTAGCGTAAACGGCGGAACGGGAAACGGACGGCTGCGGTGGCAAGTGCCTTGCAATCCGAGAAAAACAATGCTACACTGAAAGAAAGCAGCCTGGGGTACAAGGAGATTACCATCCAGAGCATTCAGCACATTCAGCCATTTGCCTGTGAGACGCTGGACGCCGCGGGCAGCCGTGCCCTTGCCAACGCCCACAAGAAGCTGCTGCTGGAAGCCCGAAAGGTTCCGCTTGGGATAGAAAAGGCCCGCTGTTACGGGCTGGATATGCAGCCCGTGAGCGGGTATTATGAAAGCGAAGCACCGGGAAAATCGGTGAAAATCAAGGTTCCGAATGTTGACTGTATTGTAATGCACTCGCACCCAAGCGGGCTGACATTTTCGCCTGATGACCTAAGCGCCTTTGCTAATCATGCATCGCTCAAGCTGCTTACTGCGGTAGGCAATGACGGCAACATTTTTGCAATCGAACGCACGGCAAATACTAATGAGACTGCGCTTCAACTTAAAGTATCAAAATTGAACGAAGCCACAAATAAAGCCGAAACTAAGGCTCAGGTTTGGAATCTGATGGACACATTTTTTGAGGAGGTGCAGCAATATGGCATTCGCTATTACTCCGGAAGAGATTGAGCATATGAAAAACTATCTCAAAGAGCACCCGATTGACCCGCAGTATGATGAGCCTGAAGGTTATATTGTGCTTGACGGAAACACCCCGCCTTCTCAGCTGGCTGCGCGCGGATATTACGACATTCTGAAAAAACTGGGTGAACTGCCTGAATAACCCCTAAACATTCAACCACGATGCACACGCACCGTGGTTTTTTCATGCCCATTTTTAGGAGGATACAATGAAGAAGCTGCTTGTTTTGATGCTGGCCATGCTGACCGCAGTGACCAGCCCGGAACAGTTCAAGGTGAATTACATCTGCCCGCGCCAGTACCGGCTGTGTTTTTACATGGACGTTTTGCCCGGCGTGGAAATTGTGCCGTAATGGCTGCGCCAACAATTTGTTGAAAACACGATGCACACGCACCGTGTTTTTTTATGCCTGCCCTGTATGAGGGGCAGGCGGGCTGTTCGCAGGGCATTCAAGCACCGGGCAAACCACTGGTATAATGAGAGTGATTCCACCGAGGATGACGAACGCACGGCATCCGCGTTCCGCATCGGCCATCGGGCTGGTACTGCGGTACTGCCGCCATGTTCGACTCCTCAGCAGCTCACGGAGCACCAAAACAAAAACACCCGCCGGGGTACGGCGGGTGCTTTTATTTTGGTGGACCATTTCCCACCCCAATCGAACACATTTTCACTCCTACATTCGTCAAAAAATTCATCTACATCCCCGTTTTCTATGCTTGTGATCGGGATATCAGCCGGGGTCTTTTGGCCGAGGGGATTGAACCAAATCAGGAAGTGATCATCGTACAGATCTACCCGCACCAGGAACGTTTCAAACAGGCTTGCCAGGTACTTGCTGTCATTGATGTCACCATCCCGGTAGATGTGCAGCAGTGAAACAAAATTATCCCGTGTAATGGGTACCAGTTCGGCGCGGGCGTTTTCAATCTGGGCGTTCAACCGCCCCTGTTCCTGTTCCAGCTCCACCATGCGGGCCTTGGTGGTTTCGGTGATGACCCCCATCTCAATGGCTTTGAGCAGGTTGGCTGCGGAGGTTTTGACCGCGGCCAGCTGGCCTTGCAGGTCCTGCAGGTGCAGGTCTTTTTCCTGGCGGGCATTGTAGGCCATGGTTGCATCGGCCATGTGCTGGATCATCTCGTCCGTCAGCATATACTGCTTGATGGCCTGTGCCACACTCTTCTCGATCTGCTCGCGGATCACGTTCTTTTTATCACAGGCGTGTTCCCGGCGGCGCTTTTGGCAGGTGTAATAGTAGTGCATTTCGCCGGAGCGGCTGGTGCCGGAAACGCCCGTCATGGGTCTGCCGCATTTGCCGCAGAACAGCTTGCCTGTCAACAGGTAATCCTCTGCCCCGGTATGATGCCGGGCGGATTGTGGGGTCTTTTTCACTTTCAGCACCTCCTGCACACGATAAAACAGGCCGTCCGAAACAATACGCGGAACGCCGCCTTCCACCCGGACGTCATCGTAAATATAAATGCCGCGGTAGCGCTCATTGCGGCAGATCGTATAAAAGCTGCTTTTGGTCCACGGGCCGCCGCGCTTGGTTTTGATGCCGCGCCGGTTCAGGTCCGCCGCAATATCCACAAAAGGCTCCCGGCAGGCCACCCGCGTGTAAATTTCCTGAACCACGGCAGCCTGCGCCTTATCCAGCACAATGCGGCCATTCTCCCCTGCCTTGTACCCCAATGGCAGCGCGCCGTTGCTCAGGCACTTGCTGGCATTATCCATCATGCCGCGGGTGATGTCCTCTGCCATATTCTCGCTGTAGAACTGGTTGACGTTCATCATATTGCGCAACGCAAAGCGGCCGGCAGCGGTATCGTCAAAATCTTCCTCCGCGTAAAAGGTCCTTACGCCCCAGTCTTTCAGGCGGGCTTCATTGGTCATGGCCTGCAGCATATTGCGGCCCATACGGTTGGACTTCCACGCCAGTACGCAGTCAAAATAACCTTTTTCCGCATCCCGCAGCAGGCGCTGAAAGCTGGGGCGGCGGTCGGATTTGCCGCTGATGGCTTTATCCTCGTAAGTTTCCACCACATCCAACCCCAGCCGCACGGCCAGTTCCCGGCAGGCTTTGACCTGCTGTTCAATGGATGCTTCCCGCTGGTTATGGGACGAATACCGGGCGTAAATCGCCGCCCGGCCATGGCGGGTATTTGGTTGCTTCTTTTTCATGGTATCACCTTTTGGGTTTGCAATCCTGCCCGCAAGGTGGTACAATACGATTGTCGGGTCGATTGTATCCACTTTTGTGGGCAAGCTGATCTATGAAAACGCTCTCGGTGTGCCAACACCGGGGGCGTTTTTTATTTTGTTCTGGTCAAAATGTAGCCTGCGGAGCTTTACTATTTTAGTAGCATCTCTTACAAGGTGTATACCCAGCGGCTTCTGCCTGCTCTACCGTTACGGCGGTGGCATCGTCCATTCCGCTGCAATCGGGGGTACGGTGGTACTTTTTGCCGTTGCCGCTGCTTGCAATATAAACCATACCTGGCTGATAATCTGATGTGCCGGTTGCTGTGGTGCCGTTACTTGTCTGGCTGGTGTTACCTGTTTCTGGCACCGCTGTAGGGTCAGGTGTGGGGGCTTCCGTGGGTGCAGAGGTCGGGGCTTCTGTTGGGGTTACTGTGGGGGCCGGGGTTGCGGTAGCCACTTCTGTCGGCTGCGGCGTTTCTTCTGCTATTGTGGCGGTTGGAAGCGGTTGTTCTGCCTTCTGCTGGCTGCCTCCGCTGAACGTTCCGATACAAAACATTACGATCCAAAACGCCGTAATAATTGCCGCACGAATCTTTTTACTTGCCTGGAATTTATCGGTTTTCCATATCCAGTAGCTCAGAGCAAATGGCCAAAACATCAAGGCAAGCAAAATCATCAGGCAGCCGCCTTTATTCTTTTTACCGCCACCATTTCCTGATGAATGGGTTCCGCCGCTTTTTGTCCTCGAAGAGGACTTTCCCGTTGATTCTGTAACTGAATACGAAATGCCCGTTCCCGGCAGCCCCACCGTTGCTGTTTTGCGCCCAGTTGAGCTTACTGTGTAGTGCGCGCCCTTGCCGCCCAGCGAAATGCTGGCACTTTTTCGATTCAGATTCAGGCGGACACCCGGTGCAATTTTTACACTCTTACGAAAGCGAAATCCCATCAAGAACACATCCTTATCGATTAAAGTCTATCCCCCTGCACTGCGTCCAGTAGTGCAGGGCTTTTTTTATGTAATCTTCGTCCAGGTCAAAATATTCTGCCAACTGCCAGGGTTCTGTGTAGCCTGCCCGCATTGCCGTGCGGATCTCGTTCGGCGGCAGGCAGCGGCGGAACGCGTCCGCATCGGCGCGGTATTCGTTCTGCTCCACCAACTGGAACGGGCTGTTTACCTTATGCAGTGCGCCTGTGTGCAGGTGGCCCGATTCATGCAGCATGGCGGTGCGCATCTGGCGCACGGTATGCAGACGCTTGAAGTTCAGCACAACAGCGTAGTTCTGCCCGTCCCGCACCGTACAGGCTGCCCGCGGCAGCATTGCGAACGGCATTACATCCACATCATTTTGTTTGCAATATCCGTAAAAGTCGGACAACTGAAACACTGGATCTATTCCTCCTGCTTTTTCTTAGCCCGGCGATCTCGCATCACCCTGACCATATCGCGCAGCACTGCTTTGTCATCTTCGGAAAGCTCTTTATATTCACCGTAAAAAGCAATATCCACATCGTCCAGGATGTCGTGGGCAGACATTTCTGTCTCCGCTTCCTGGCTTTCAGCTGCCCCTTCCAGACGTTTGCGGTCAACGCCCAGCGCCTCTGCCAGCTTTATTAAGGTAGCTGGTTTGGGCGGATTATCGGTCGCTTTCCAGCGCGCGATATTCCCGCGGCTCATCCCGACCTGATCAAGCAGTGCTGACATTGCGATGCCTTTTTCATCGCAGAGTGCTTGCAGCGTATCAAAAAACACTAAAATGCACCTCCGGAATTTGTGCAAAACGCAGAAGTGCAAAAAAGTGCATTAAATCACTTGCAAAGTGCACTTAAATGCCCTATAATGCACTTATGACATGAGGGCACCGCGTTAAAACTGATGTTTAGCAACTTCATAGTACTACAAAAGTGCACTTACGTCAATATGAAATGGAAAGAGAGGTGCATTTTTTTGAACTTTTGGAACACTTTCACAAATTTATGCGTACAGCATGGTGAAAGTGCTACCACCGTTCTCAAAACGCTTGGCCTGAGTAAAGGCAATGCCCAGCGCTGGAAGAACGGCGGCGGCCCTACCCTGGCAACAGCAGCTAAGATTGCCGACCACTTCGGCGTCCGCATTGATGACCTTGTGGAGCATTCCTAGCAGCTACAACCATTCTACCACAACCCCTGTCCCATAGTCCGGACTTTGAGCCGGAGGGGCTGGAAATTTTTAGGAGGTATCCCCCATGAACACCGAAAAAATCACAACCCGCATGGGCAGCACAACCGTAACCCAGACCGTTGAAGGCTTTGAACTCAAGAACGGTCCCGACATCAAGATTCCGCCGGAGGTCACATTCAAGGACGTAAAGAACGAAACCGTCCTTGGCGACCCGAACAACATGCACATCACAACCGGGTGCATCCGCAGCAAGTCCGGCAACAGCACAATCTATGATTTCAATGAAAAAGGAGGTTAAACCATGCCTCTTCCCTCTCTCCCCGCCACCATCAAAATCACCACCACCGCGGAGCCGGACCCCTATGCTACCGAGCGGCTGGCAGCGGCAACGCTGGATTTTTACCACCGCTTTATGCAGCGTCCCGATGCCAAGGAGCTACTGGAACGCAAAAAAGCCGAGCTACGCGCCCGCGGCGTGCGGCTAAACTGAAAGGAGTACATCATGCCCCAAACAAAAACAGCCGCCCCGGTGCTGCAACACCGGAACGGCCAGACGAAAAAATTCATCACCTGTATTTTACCCTACATCAGCCCCATTTGCAAGGCTTTCGCCAATTTCACGCTAACGGCCTGCGGGCTGGGCGCACTGTGCGCCGTGGCCGCCCTGGCCCAGGGCGGCGGAGCGTCTGCCCTGGCCGGGCTGGCTGGCTGCCTGCTGGGTGGGTGGGCTGCGCTTAAAGTACATTACCTGGAGTAACCGATGGAAAAGTTTTTATTTTATTGCCTTTGCGGCGCGGCGTGGTACCTTTGCCTGTGGGCGATCCACCACGCGCTGCTGGCGCTGGTGGTTGGGGCTTGAACACCCCCACCCCGGCAGAAAGGACCCCTGAATGGAAAATGCCAAACCAAATATTTCCCCGAGGCGCGGCATGACGCCGTTAGAACGCGCCTGGGCCGCTGCCCTGTGCGCAAGCGGGGATGCTGTTGCCAACATGGGCACGGATGCCCTGCGCCTGGCAGCAGCCCAAAAGCCGCAGAACGTAACCAGCGCCGGCATTATGGAGAGCACTCACAAGCTGGCGCGCGCCTGCCGGATCATTGACGTCTCGACCGCCAGCACCCCGGCGGCCCAGAAAGCCGCCGACGCCTATGCGCTGGAAGCTGCCCTGTACGCCGTGGCGTATGAAGCCGCGCGCCTTGTGCGGTCTGATATGTGGCCGCTTGTGGCCACGCGGCTGGACGCGGCGCAGGAAGTGGGCACAAGAACGTCTGACCTGCACATCCGTCAGCCGTTGGGCAAGCTGATTATGCGCCGCCACCCGCTGGCCGTGCGCGGATCGACCGCCCAGAACCTGGTGGAAGAGCTGCTGTACGCCGCGGCAAAGCGCGGCCGGCGGCGGCAGGACTGGGCCAACACACTGGAAGCCGCCGTGGCCTGCGGCTGCATGATGGACGCGGTATTAAGCTACCCGCCCCAATGGGAGGACACCAACCAATGGAAACAAGAGAACTGACCGACATGACCGCCGTGCTGCGGGCGATCAATGAAGGCAGCCCCAGCAACGCAGAGCGCTGGGTGAACCTGACCCAGCGCGTGATCCGCGCCGAATATCGCGCCAACACGGCAGAGCGAGCTGCCGCCCGCAAAGATTGGGAAAAGCAGAATGCCGAAGATGATGCCTGGATGGCCCGCTACCAGGCCGAAGATGCCAGGCAGGCAGCGCGGCAAGCACAGGAAAATGCAAGTCTGTGGCGCTGGACTACTGTGGCCATGGCCATTGCACTGGCACTGGCTGTGGCATTTGGCACACACCAGGCGAACGAGGCCGCCCGCTGGCGGTATGAAGCGCAGGGAATGAGCCAAACGGAGATTGTTACCCCGCAGAATCAGAACACGGCGGTGCAGCCATGACGGTGCTGGAATGGCTGCAGGAACTGGAAGAGGAAGAGCGGATCGTCAAGGTTGGCTGCGTGGACAACACCCTGCGGGGCCTGCGCCGCTGCACCGCCAGAATGGCCGCCGCCAGCTACCTGCACTGGGCCTGTCCGGAATACCTTGCGCCGCAGCTGGGGCTTGCATTTGAGTGCAAAAGCCCGGCGGTCAACAACGAAGCATACTGCGAGCGTTGCGCGGCGGCTTTCCTGTCCGCGCAGATGCCGAACACGGGGAGGGTGAAAAAGCCATGGACGCACCAATGACGCCGCGGGAGGCCGTGGCCTGGCTGATTGAAGGAACAACTGCCGCCCGCAAAACCTACTGCATTATACTGCGCAGCACCAACGGCGTACACAACCCCGGCACGCGTGGCATGCTGATCTGCCAGGCGGCAGAGCTGGCAGGCCGCCTGCACGCTTACCGGGAAAGCCTGCACTACATGATGCGGGCCGGGATGATACCAGCCGATCTGCTGGACGATGTGAAGGAAGTGCTGAAATAATGATTTACTATCTTATTACTGCCGGGGTTGTGGCCCTGGGGCTGCTGGCTACCTGGACCAGTGGCCGGGATGTGGGCTACCGCAATGCCATGCGGGATGCGGAACGGCTGCACGATGATGATGCTGTATTCCGCCCCGGCAAAGGCGGCCGCCAATGACGGCGGAGGAACGCGCGGCCCTGATTGACCGGCTGGCCCCGCTGATCATTGAGGAGCGCCGCAAGGCCGCAGACCAGAACCCCAAGCGCCCGCCTTGGTACATGATGAACATTGCCCATCCCGTGATGGGCTGGCTGTACAACCAGTACCTGGCCAAGCTGGGCGAGGTAAGTCCGCCCGGCGATGCCTGCCGCACCCGGTTTGAGCTATCCATATTGCACCCGGCTGCGTTGAAACAGCTGGCCGAGCACTACAAAATACAATAACCCCGCCCCGGCGGGGCAGATATGCCGCCAAAGCTGCACGAAGCCGCGGCGGCCCCTGAATCCTCCCACAGTTGCTGCGTGGGCAAGTACGGCAACACCACTGTGCAGGTAATGCACAACGCCCGGCACCGGCCACTACTCCCGGCTTGTACCCGGCGGCCGCCTGTTAGCTTTTCAGCCCGGCTTTTCCACCGGGTGCCAGACCCCTGCGTGCAGATTGCCAAGCGCCGCGGGTGCGCCTGGGCAGGCGGGTTTTTATGGTGCGTGTGCAGCACCGGCATGGTCCAAGCAACCCATGCCGCCCGGATCAACACCGGGACGCACCACCAAAGAATGGGAGGCTGAATGATACCAATGACAATTTTTGATTCAAACTGCCTTTATGTCATCAAGTGCCTGGCCCTTGTATTTGTTGCTGCTCCCTGCGTACTCTTTGCCGGCGGAATGCTGATCTGCGCGCTGATGTGGTGCGGGCTGCGCATCACCCGTGCGCTGCACCTGCGGCGGCTGGGCCTGCCGCAGTGTGGGCGCTGCCGCTACTGGGCCACCGTGCAGTGCCCGCTGTATGGCCGCAACACGCCAAGCGACTTTTGCAGCCGCGGCGAAAGGTGGGGCGACTGATGGAACGAAGCTGTAAAAACTGCCAACAGCGCCGCGTGGGCTGCCATGCCAACTGCGAGCGTTACAAGGCCGACTGCGCCCAGGATGCCAAGCGCCGGGCCTATGAAAAGCAGTTTGCCTATCTGGACAGCATGCCGCAAACCGCCACTGCCTTAAAAAAGACCCTTGCGCCCCGGCGGGTGGGCGGGCAACAGTAAAATAGAAAGGATGGAATCAATGACAAGGAAAAAGTGCATCAAGCTGATCATGGGCACGATGGGGCTGCCGCAGCCGCGTGGGGCTGAGATGGTATTCCGGTGCATGCAAGAAGAACTGTACAAAAGGGATGGATCGCAGCCAAGCAACAAAGAAGTGCTGGTAGCCCTGCTGTTTGAGATGGGCGAAGCGGGGCCCGGTTGCGGCGCATCAGTGCTTAGCAGCCTTTTAGCCATTGTCCGCCGCCGCATTATCGAAACAAAAACCGCAATCATCCACGACCGCCTGATGGGCGGCCCTGCAAAAGAAACCCAAGCGTGAACCAAAGCCGCAGCCCTTAAACCAGGGCGGCGGCTTTCGCAAAACCGGGCACAGCTTACTTATTATAATAGCGCGTGGCTGAGCTGCCGCAAAAGGCTGCCGCCAAACGGTCCGAGGGGGGGGCCGTGTGGGCGGCTTGTATAGGGGTTATTTCAAGGTCCATTCTCCCCCAAAGAAAGAAATGAGGTGAACAGCATGAAAACTACCAGAAAGCAATACATCCGTGAGCAGAAAACAATCTGCGGTGATAGTTATGCCGAGGTAGATTTTTGCTGGATCACTGAGCGGGAACACCGGGCAGGTCCCCGCGGAAAAAAGCAATTTGCCAGCAGCCTTGCCCAGCAAAAGCGCAACCGGGAACGGTCGGCGCGGCTGTTGGTGCAGCTGCTGAACACAAATTTTGACCAGCGAGGTTTTGCTCTTACCCTGACCTACGAAGACATGTGGCTGCCGGATGACGATGAAGCCGCCTGGAAGGACGTGTACAACTACCTGAAACGGGTGCGCCGATGGCTGACCCGGAAAAACTGGCAGGATGCCACCCCAATCAAGTGGGTGTGCGTGACGGAGAACCAGGAAGCCGACCCGGCCAACGGCCTGAAAGAAGTGCGATACCATCACCACATGGTGCTGCAGGTGGACGGCCTGACCGCCGAACACCGCGCCGCCCTGCGTGATGCGCTGGAAGATCTGTGGTGCACCGGCCGCAGCCGGGAGCCGCTGGGCACCGTAAATGCCGACCGCCTGCAGCCGGAACACGATAGCCTGGAAGGGCTGGCAAAGTACATGCTGAAATACCCCCGCCGCCGCAAAAGCTGGCATGCAAGCCGCGGCCTAAAGCGGCCCACCTACCCCCGCCCCAATGATACCCACTGGACCCCGCGCAAGCTGGCCGATGCCTGCACCATGCGCGTGGACGATGCTGATTATTGGGAGCGGCGCTACCCCGGTTACAGGTTTTTGGGGGCTGTGCCAAGCTATAACGAGGAGCGGGCCGAATGGCGGCTATACATCAAGCTGCGCCGGAAACGCAGGTAATACAACGTTATCCCCCGCCCCGGCGGGATAAAATAAAACGATAGGGAGTAAACGCAAATGGAAAACAAGCAAAAAGCGCTGGAAATGGTTGCAACCATGCAGCAAAAAGAGGAAAGCGGCAGCCTGCTGTGGTGCGTGGCTGAAGACCTGAAAAACACCATCAATGGCATGAACGAAGACGAGGCAAGGGTGGTTGTTACGGATTTTGAAGCCGGAACGCATGATCTGAAAACCTGCGAGAAAGCGATCCACGACTATGCCAACAAGCACAAAAGCGGCGGTTCTGCCTGCTGCCCCGGCCCGGCCGTGCCGGGTATCCTGCGCGTGCATTTTGGCCTGCCGGAGAGCGGCCAGAGCACCGCACCCGCCCCGGAGGAGCGTCCCAAACGCCAACGCCTGAACATTATGGATTTCATGTAAGGGGACGAGAGTATGAGAACGCTGGAAGAATACGTGGCCATGATTCCGGCCGCGCCGCCCGCTGACATTGACCGCTATCTGGACGCCCTGGGCAGAAAACCGCTGGCTATAACCAGCTACCGGTGCATATCACGGGATGATGCCGAATCCCGCCTGGATTGCGAAGATTTCCGGGCTGATCTGCGCCCCAGTGCCGCCATACGCCCTGCCGCCCTGTGGTGCAGCGAGTGTGAAAGCTGGTATCTGGCGGAATACGTCCCGGCCTATGGCGTGCCCTGCAGCCCAAACCTGACATACCAGAACAACAGCGGCGTGCAGGTCGTGAACGTTGAGCAAGACACCATTGACAAAAAGCGAAACGGCGAAACCATGGTATGCCCACTGTGCGGTGCTCAAACGCAGCTGCGCAACGTGCAGGAGCTGCGGTACGGGCGGGCAGCCCAAGACTTTATCGCAGTGCCCACCGTTGCGGAAAACTGCCTAGTATTAACGCAGTGGTGCATTGAGCGCTACATGTACGAAGGTTACCGCCACACCGAGCGGAACGCTATTAACGCCTTTGTGGTTGATGGCCGGCGGATCATCAAGCTGGCGCACTACCAGTACAACGCTATGAATGGCAGCTGGCGGAACCTGGGCACGTGGGTACAGCGCGCAAAACTGGTAGATGATATTGGCTGCCCGAAAATGTACGCCGCAAACCTGCCAGATTTGGGCGGCACCGGCGCAGAGAATGCCAAACTGTGGGAGTACATGGAGCAATCAAACGCAGCAAAAACGTTTTACCCGGTGGCATACCTGCGGCTGTATTTTAAGCACCCCAATGTTGAGAACCTGGTAACCGCAGGGCTGGGAAACTTGGTGGGTGACGGAATCAACGATGAAATGAAATATCACTACTATACCGGACTTGCCCCGCAAACAGTGGCTCCAAAGCTGGAGTGGGTGGACTGGAAAGAAAAACGCCCTGCCCAAATGCTAGGTATGACAAAGCAAGAATTGCGAACTTGGAGAGAGTACGGTCTGGGAGTTGACTGTCTGAGAACGTGGCAAGAGCTGGATACGTTGCCATGCGGCGTAAGCTTCCACGACCTTTGCGCCGCGATGAAAGCCATCGGAGCATACGACACGCGCCGGATTTTGCGCGAAAAACTGCCGATGATGCGGACCCTAAATTACATAGAGCACCAAGAGCAGGATCTTACGCAGCTTGAGGATTATTGGCGCATGGCTGCCGTGGCCGGCTGTGACCTGAACCAGGACGCAGTGCGCTGGCCCAAAGACCTGCGCACCGCCCATGACCGAATGAGCGAAACAATACAGTACGAGCGGGTAAGTGGCAAATGCCAGCAAGCGTTCGCCGCCATGACGGCCCGCTGCGCCGGGTTGACATGGGAACATGATGGGATTTGCATTCGCCCGGCGGAAACGCCGCTTGAGCTGATCCGGGAGGGCAGCACCCTGCACCATTGCGTTGGCAGATACTCAGATGCCCATGCACGGGGCAAAATTATCCTGTTTGTGAGGCATACCCGACGGCCAGAACGCAGCTGGTATACCCTGAACATTGACGTAACCAGCAAGAGAGAAATCCAGCTGCATGGATACGGAAACGAATTTGCCCACGGCAAAAAGCTAAAAATACCCCGGCGGGTCCGGGAATTTGTGGATCTGTGGGAGCGCGAAGTGCTGGCTAAGTGGCAGCTGCCACCAGAGCAGAAAGCCAAGAAAAAGAAAAACAAGGCCACCCAGGCAGTGGCATGATAGGAAGGTGAAAGCATGGACGAAATAGTGGTCCGCCTGAAATCAGGAGAAGAAATTATATACCCGCACCCCGCGACGGCAGAATGGAAGGCCATTCCCAATGCTGTAATAGTCATAACAAACGGCAGCCAGGCGGTTGATATATACAATGCCAACGAGGTTGTTTTTGTGATACATCGCGAAAAAGAGGCACCAAAAGTTGAGGAGGAACCGAAAAAATGAAATACGATAGCGAACAGATGACGTTTGTGGGTGCCGCCGCTACGGCGGAAGAATCTGCCGCTCTGCGCCTGCATTATGAGATCATGGCCGCAGCGCAGGCAGCGGCGGCCAGCCTGCTGGATCTGGCCCGCAAAATCAAACTAATGCGGGATACCGGTGGATACAAGGCCCTGGGCTTTGACACGCTGGAAGCCTACACACTGACCACCATGGGCATGAAGCAGCGCCAGGCGTATAACTACATTGCCATTGCCGAAAAACTGCCCGCGCAGCTGATAGAGCAGAACGCGGCCGCGGGCGTTACTAAGCTGGCCTTGCTGGCGCAATTGAGTGGGCAGGAGCAGCAGCAGATTACAGCGGAAACCAACCTGACGGAAACGACAGTGGCCGAGCTGAAAGCGCAGATCAAAGAGCTGCAGGCCAAAAATGCCGGGTACGCCGAACAGCTCAGCCTGCTGCAGAATCAGCCGCCGGTGGCTGAGGTACAGGCCGAAGAAGTGGACATGGATGCCCTGCGTGCGGAGATTCGCGCCGAAATGAAGGCTGAAATGGAAAGCCAGCGCCGGGCCGACGCCAAAATGACCGAGCTGAACCAGAAAGAGCGCGATGAAGCCATAAAGGCCGCACGGAAAGCCAAAGAAGAGCTGGAAGAAATACAGCGCGCTGCGGCGGCGGCCAAACAGGCACACGCTGAAGAACTGGCCAAGACCCGCCGCCAGGCCGAGGAAACCGCAGCCAGGCTGAACATGGCCGCAGATGAATCCACGGTGCGCTTTGGCCTGCTGTTTGACCAGCTGCAGGACGCCGCTGGGAAGGTGCTGGATCTGGCTGACGCCGTGCAGCAGACCGGAGAGACTGAAAAGGCCGGAAAGTTCCGCGCAGCGCTCTACAAAGCCTTGCTGGCCCTGGCAGATGAAGCGAATGGGGTGCAAAAATGATGAAAGCATTTGCAGCGGGCGTGCGGCTGGGTATTTTCCTGCTGGGCGCGGGGGTTGGCCTGGCTGGCGGCTTGACCATCGGGCTGGGAATTATAGCTTTTATTGCATGGATTGCGGAAACGCTGAAACATAACAACCGCCGGGAGTAAGCAAAGGGAGGGCATACGCATGGGTAAAAACAAACGCCTGCCGAACGATACCGTACTGGCAGCCCTGCAGCTGGTGCGCGGCCAGGCCAGGCGCAAGGCCGAGTATAAGCGCCAGGTGGATGAGATCATCCTGCGCAGCGGCACAAATTTTGTGGATACCACAACCAGCTTCGGCGCGCCCGTGCGTGTGTACCTGCCGCGCGCCGGCGGGAATTCCAACGACATCACCGCCGACAAGGCCGAGGCGATCCAGCAGCTTGAGACACAGCGGGATGTGCAGATCATGCGAGCCATCGATGCCGCCGCGGATGAGATCGGGGCGGACATCCAGAGCGCCACGGTACGGGCCGCGCTGCAAAAGGCTATTGCACTCAACTGCAAGGACTGCCGCACCTGGACATACGAGCGCCTGGAAGTGCCGGGAATTAGCCGGATAGAATTCTATCGCCGCCGCCGCAAATATTTGGAAAATGTTGCGCAACGCGTAGGAATTGGCTAAAAGTTGATACTGTGCAAGATTTTTTAGTGCTAGAATTGATATCATAGAATATTGAGAGGACAGCCCACCGGCTGCCCTCTTTTGTTTTGGAGTGTAACCCATGGCAGATAAAAACAACAAAACAACCAACCCCTGCGCCCGCTGTATCTGGCGCATGTGCGGCAACGAACGGGTGATCTGTTCCCTGCCGCACTGTGTGAACCCGCAGCAGTGCGAGCGGCCCAAACATAAAATCGGCCCCGGCGGATGCTGGACCTATCAGCGACCGCTGAGAAAGGCTCCCCTATGACTAACCCCCGGTATGCCAATGGAGCGCTGCGCAGGAAACACCGGGCGCGGCTGAAAGCCATGGGCGCGCCGTGCGGAATCTGCGGCGGACGCCTTGGCCCGATCCATTACGACGAACCATCTGATGCCGCGCACCCGCTCAGCTTTGTGGTGGATGAGATACGCCCCGTTGCCCGCTGGCGCGAGTTCGGGTACGCATCCCCGCGGGCTGCGGCTGAAGATTGGGACAACTTACAGGCTGCGCATTACTGGTGCAACGCGCAGAAAGGCTGCAAGCTTTCGCCCGCAAAACCCAATTCTGCGCAGCACACCCGCACACAAAGGCCTCCTGCAGACGGCAGCTGGTGAGGGGTGGGGAGGGTCCCCCGCCCCGGCCGGCGGGCGACCCCAAGCCGTCCAGCGCCGATTTACCCCCGCAAAAAATAATTTGATGGGGGGGGGTGGTATCAAAACAGGAAGGAGAAGCAAAAAGTGGCAGCAGATACTTCTAATCGCGCGCGCGCGGAGATCGCGAAAAGGTCTGCCGCAGAGCGCAGAAAACTGGCTAAATTTTTGGCCAAAAACGGATTGAATGACGAAAAAATCAAGTCGCTTGACCCGGTGATTTTGAATGTTTCGTGGATGAAATCCAAGCTGGACGATGCCAGGGAAGCCATCGGCGAGGAAGGCATCACGGTGGAATATGACAACGGCGGTGGGCAGTCGGGCGTGAGAGAGAACCCGACCTTCCGGGCTTATGAGGCATTGTGGAAAACGTACCTGTCTGGATTGGATATGCTGATTAAGCTCCTACCTGTGGAGGTGCCGCAAGAGCAAATATCCGACATTAAGCCGACAAGCGTACTCACTCTGGTGCAGAATCGGAGAAAACAGGACGCATGACCGGCGCACAGATTCCAAGATACCGCATCGAGCCGGAGCGCGTTACGACCGACGGTGCGGACGCCGCAGCGCTGATGGCCGCCTACGGCAATGCGCTGGATGAATGGCAGCAGCTGGTGCTGGACTGCTGGCTGGGTCGGGATGCATCCGGGCGGTACACCGTGACCTCCGCAGGGCTGGCCGTGCCCCGGCAGAACGGGAAAAACGTGTGTCTGGAGGGGCGGGAGTTTTTCGGAATGGTCATCAACGGTGAGAAGATCCTGCACACCGCCCATCAGGTGCGCACGGCAAAAAAGAGCTTTAACCGGCTGGCCCGAATGTTTACCGACAAGCGGCACCCAGAGGTGCTGGAACTGGTGAAAAACATCCGCTACACCAACGGCGAGGAGTGCATCGAGCTTCTGAACGGCGGGAGCATTGAGTTCTCGGCCCGATCCCGGCAGGCGGCCCGCGGCTTTGACGGCATCTCGCTGGTGGTCTATGACGAGGCACAGGAGCTGACGGACGACCAGGTGGAGGCCATCATGGCCACGCTGGCCGCATCGGCCACCGGCACCCGGCAGCTGATCTATACCGGAACCCCGCCTTATCCGGGCTGTCCCGGCGACGTATTCCGCCGCCGCCGGACAGCCTGTCTTGGCGCACCGGGCGCGCACGATGCCTGGCACGAATGGTCAGTGGAGGGAGAGCAGGTTGACAAGATCGATCTCGAAAATCACGCGGTCTGGTATCAGACTAACCCGGCCATGGGCATCCGGCTCAGCGAGGAGTTTGCGGCGGAGGAGTGCCGGAGCATGAGCGCCGACGGCTTTGCCAGAGAACGCCTGGGCTGGTGGAGCCCCGTTCTGACGGAGCAGAGCGACAAGGCGCTGGATGCCCGGGCCTGGGCGGCCTGTGCCAGCGAAGCGGAAAAGCCGGACGGCAAGACCGCCTACGGCATCAAGTTTGCCGCGGATGGTTCCGCTGTGTGCCTGTGCGGCGCGGTGATCCCGAAAGATGGCCCGGCCCGCGTCTCGCTGATCGAACAGCAGCCCACCGGCCGCGGCCTGGCCTGGCTGGTGGACTGGCTGAACGAACGCTATGACCGCGCAAGCTGTGTGGTGATTGATGGCCGCAACGGGGTGGACGTGCTGGTGGAGCGCATCCGCCCCACCTGGAAAGCCAAAAGCGCCGTGCTCCGCCCCTCTGCCAGGGACGTAATCGCATCGGTGGGGCTGTTTACCACCACCGTGAACGAGCGCGGCCTGACCTGGTACAAGCCGCAGCAGGCTCTTGCCGAAAGCGCCGTTACCAGCACCAAGCGTCCCATCAGCGGCGGGTATGGCTTTGGCGGCGATAACAGCCTGCCGCTGGAAGCCTGTGCCCTGGCACTGTGGGGCGCGAAAACCTGCAAACGCGACCCGACACGCAAAATGCGCATCGGATGAGAGGAGAACCATGACGAATACCCTGAATTTTGGCCATGTAGCCGGGCTGACCGCCGCGGAACAGCAGCAGCTTAGCGACCTGGCCGAAACGTATATGTATCATCAGAGCCGCAACGCCACCAAAGACAAGTATTACGAGGGGCACGTCACCTTGCAGGACGTGAACCTTGGTCTTGCGCTGCCGCAAGGTCTGCGCGGTCTGGAGGTCGGCTGCAACTGGGGACAGAAGGCAGTGGACGCGCTGGCATCCCGCAGTATGTTCGATGGTTTTGTGAGCAACGGCGGCGCACTGGACGGGCTGCAAAAGCTGGTGACCGACAACCGTCTGGTTGCAGCCTACGCCAAAGCCTGCCGGGATCAGCTGAAATACGGATGCGTGTTCGCCACACTGTCCGCAGATGCGAACATCGGCTGTCGCATCCGCTTTCACTCCCCTGCTGCGGCCGCTGCCCTGTGGAGCGGCGAGAAAGGCCGGATCGACTGCGGCCTTGCCATCATCGACACCATGAAGGACGAAAAGGACGAAGGAAAATGGACCCCGTCCATCGTCAACTTCTATACCGACACCGCCCTGATCGTACTGACCCGCGAAGGGACCGTCTGGACAGCAAAACGGCATCCCAATAAGATGGGTCGTCCGCTGATGGAGCCGCTGATCTGGAACGCCACCAGCAACAAGCCCTTTGGCCGCAGCCGCCTGAAGCGCGCCATCCGTTCCCTCATCGACGACTATGTGCGCACCGTGGCTAACGCTACCATCGCGCTGGAGTTTGACACCACGCCCCAGAAGTACATCCTCGGCGTGACCGATGAGCAGTACGATGCCATTACCTCCGATAAATTCAAGCAGTATGTCGGTGCGCTCATCGCCGCCACCTTCAACCCGGAGACCGGCGAAAACCCGGTCTTTGGGCAGCTGGCGCAGGGCAGCTTGCAGCCCCATGTGGAAAAGATGCGGATGACCGCCACCCAGTTTGCGGCAGCCACCGGCCTGACCGTGACCGACGTAGGCGTGGTGAACGACGCCAACCCCACCAGCAGCGATGCCATCCTTGCCCAGAGCCAGACGCTGGTGCTGATGGCGCAGCAGCTGAACACCGGCAACGGCGATGCCATGCACTCCATCGCCTGTATGGCGCAGGCCATTGCCCGGAACGTATCTCTGACCGAGCTGACCGAGGAGGAGCGCAATGTGATGGCGCATTTCAAAAACCCCGCCATGCCCAGTGTGGCCGTGACCGCGGACGCTGCCATCAAGATTGCTTCCGCCCGGCAGGAGTTTGCCGCCACCGACACGTTTTTGGAGATGATCGGCTTTGACCAGGCCGATATCCGCCGCATTAAGGCGCAGGAACAGCGGGTGCGGGGCCAACAGGTGCTGATGGAGATGGAAAACGATGCAGATAACAGCCAACGCCTGGAATGAGTACATCACCCGATTGTCCCGCCTGAACCAGAAAGCCGGGCAGCTCATGCGGGAATACATAGGCTCTCACGGCACCGAAAGCACGGACGACCTGATTGCCTACGCTTACGGACTTGTGACGAAATACGGCGAGGGCAGCGCGGAGCTGGCCTGCCAGATGTATGATGCACTGGCCGAAGCGGCCAACGCCGGGGTGCCTGCCGCCGAACCTGCCGAACCGGCAGGCTATGGCGAGGTTGCCCGCATGGTGAACGCCACCAAGAACCAGAACCCCGCCAACCTGCCCAACGGCGTCAGCCGCCTGGTCAAGCGTGCCGGAGCCGACACCACCCTGAAAAACGCCGTCCGCGATGGGGCCGAGTGGGCCTGGGTTCCGCACGGAGACACCTGCCCGTTCTGCATCACGCTGGCAAGCAACGGCTGGCAGAAAGCCAGCAGCAAGGCGCTGAAAGGCGGCCACGCAGAACACATCCACGCCAACTGCGATTGTGAGTTTGCCATCCGTTTTGACCACAACACCACCGTGGCCGGGTATGACCCGGAAAAATACCTGAAACAGTACCGGGATGCGGGCGGCGACATCAACAAAATGCGCCGCATTGATTATGCAGCCCGGAAAGACGCTATCAACGCCCAGAAAAGGGCGGCGTATACACTGCGAACAGGATCCAACTCTGTGCCATCAGTTCTGAAACCGTTTACTGTCGCGGACTGTTCCGTATCTACTGAATCCTATTCTTTTCCCGATGGATACGGCGGAATAATGAAAACTGAGGACGCAACCGTATACACTGCGCCGGACAACACGAAATTTGTTTTTCCCAAGAAATACGATAAATCGCATCAAACGATGACACCAGAACAGGCTGTTGCATGTTGGAATAAAGTGCCGGAAGGAATCCGAAAACAAGCGCAAAAAGAAATCGTGTTTGTTGACTATTACAACCCGGCTGATACCTATTGGCAAAAGGTGTACAAGAACTTTCCGCACTCCTATGCAACAGGTGGTGACATAATAACTTTTTATAGATATGATGTTCCGCATGATATGGATTACGTTGTAAGAACTTATTGCCACGAAGCTGGTCATTATATTGATATATCACTCACAAATATAAGCGGCCGATATTGTACCGATTCTGAGTGGACAAAAGCAATGGCAGATGATATACTTGTCAGTAAGAAAAAGTCTCCAACTTCTTACGGCGAAAATTCCAATAGTGAAGACTTTGCCGAAAGTATTGCAGAGTATATTCAGAACTCGTTGTCATTCAAACAGCAGTTTCCAAACCGTACAGCGCTTATCGAAAAGTTCATCAAAGTGTGAAGGGGGATATCTTATGGCCACCTACAAAAGAATCAACGAAAAAACCCCTAACGGCGGCGATTATTCGGAAATTTTTTACCTGAATGATAAAAACGATCCCGCTGACGAAACTGTAGCAACCCATTTCATTATCCGAGAATGCAAGAATAACGGCGAACTTGTCTCTGAAACATTTGCCAAATAATCCGAATCAGCCTTATTCAAACCACGATGCGATTTTGCACCGTGGTTTTTTCATGCCTGTTTGCCCTGCATGAGGGGTGGGCGGGCACTTTTTATACCAATTTTTGCCCGGCATGGCGTAAAACTGTACAGCCAGAGCGGATGCAACCCGCGTAACCAAAGCGAAGGCAGAAAGGACACAACATGAAACGCGAAGACGTAAAGAAGCAGATCCCCAACATCACCGATGAGCAGCTGGACTGGCTGATGGGCGAAAACGGCAGGGATATCACCGCCGAAAAGACCAAAGCCACCAACCTGCAGATCCAGGTGAACGGCCTGACCACCCAGCTGAACACCGCCAAAGGCAGCCTGAAAGCCTTTGAAGGCGTGGACGTGGCCGACCTGAAAGGCCAGATCACCAAGCTTCAGGGCCAGCTGGCCGATCAGGCCGACAGCTTTGCCTTTGATTCCGCCCTGGACGGCGCAATCCGTGACGCGCACGGGCGTGACGTGAAGGCCATCCGCGGCATGCTGGATGTGGACGCGCTGAAAGCCAGCAAGGACCGCACCACCGATATCAAGGCCGCGCTGGATGCCCTGACCAAAGAAAAAGCCTGGGCCTTTGATGCTGCCCCCGGCGGCTACCCCAACGTCCGCGACGGCGGCGACCCGAACAAAACCTCAACCGGTTCCACGCGCGAGCAGTTCGCGGAGTGGTTTACTGAAGTCATGAAGTAAAGGAGCAAAAGTATGGCATCTATTGATATCAACCGCACGACTACTATTTCCCTGCCGGGCAGCGTGTCCAGCGAAATTTTGCAGAAAACCCAGGAATCCAGCGCCGTCATGGCACTGGCCCGGCAGATTCCGCTGCCCGGCCTGGGCGTAACCATCCCCGTTATCACCGGCGACCCCGAAGCGGGCTGGGTCGGCGAGACCGAGAAAAAGCCGGTCAAGCGCGGCACCCTGGCCACCAAGCAGATGACGCCCTATACCCTGGCCGTCATTGTGCCGTTTTCCAACCAGTTCCGCCGCGATGTGCCCGCCCTGTATGACCAGCTGGTGCAGCGCCTGCCCGGCGCTCTGGCCAAAAAGTTTGACCAGACCGTGTTCGGGGCGGTGGAAGCCCCCGGCTCCAATTTCGATACCCTGAAAGCCTGCACGGCCCAGAGCATCCTGACCAATGCCTACGGCGGTCTGGTTGCCGCCGATGCGGACATTGCTGCCCATGATGGCATTTTGAACGGCTGGGTACTGGCCCCGCAGGGCAAGGCCATCCTGCTGAACGCGGTGGACGGCAATAAGCGTCCCCTGTTCATCAACTCCGTGGCCGAAGGCGCAGTGCCCATGATTCTGGGCGCGCAGGTGCGCCAGAGCAAGGGCGCCTACACGGCCAACACGGCCAGCGATGCTGCCGTGGTAGGCTTTGCGGGCGACTGGAGCCAGGCTGTATACGGCACCGTGGAGGGCGTGCAGATCGCCATTTCCGACCAGGCCACCCTGACCGACGGTTCCACCACCATCAACCTGTTTGAACAGAACATGTTCGCCGTGCGCGCCGAGATCGAAGTCGGCTTCCGCTGCGACACCACGGTGTTCAACAAGCTGACCGGCGCAGCCAAAACGGGGTCCTGATCATGATTGAATTCAAGAACCGCCTGACCGGCACCCTGATGGCCGTTGCCCCGGAGCGGGAAGCTGAATATCTGGCGGCAGGGCACACTCGCGTGGATCCCCCGGCGGCCGCCGCCCCGGCCAGCCAGCCCGCCGAAGAGCCCGCCGCCAAGCAGACCGCCGCCCCGGCTACGAAGAAGAAAGCCGCCGCCAGGAAATGAGGTGATGGCAATGGTCTATGCAACCGTGGAAGAGGTCGAAGCCGGGTTCCGCACGCTGAGCGATGACGAAAAGACGCTCTGCAGCGCCCTGCTGGCCGAAGCCGGCATTGTCATCGACGCATACAGCCAGGACGCCCCGTTTGAGCGCAAACAGCTGGTATCCTGCCGCATGGTGCGCCGCCAACTGGACGCGGGCCCCGGCGGGCAGGGCGCCGCCATGTACCCAATGGGCGCCACCCAGGCGTCCGCATCGGCGCTGGGCTACCAGCAGAGCTGGACGGTGTCCGGCGGCTCGGTCGGAGAGTTGTACTTGTCAAAGCTCGAAAAACGGCTTCTGGGCGTCGGAGACAAAATCGGTGCCCACAGCCCGCTGGAGGACTTATGCTGAAGGGTATCGACATCATCCTGTACGAAAAGACCAAGACCGGCGAGGACGCTTTCCACGCGCCGATCTACACTGAAACACCAGTCACTGTACGCAACGTGCTGGTGGGCGAACCGGCTACGGAGGACATCGTCAACGATCTGCAGCTTTACGGCAGGCGGCTGGCCTATACGCTGGCCCTGCCCAAGGGAGACGCCAACGACTGGCACAACGTGACGGTGGAGTTCTTCGGGCAAAAATTCCGGACTTACGGAGATGTGGTGCAGGGCATTGATGACCTGATCCCGCTGTGCTGGAACAAGAAGGTGAAGGTGGAACGGTATGAGTAAAGTCAAGATCGTGCTGAACCGCGCCGGGGTGCGGGAACTGCTCCGTTCCCCCGAAATGGCCGCTATGCTCAAAGAGCGGGCGGATTCCATCAAGGATAGCCTGCCGGACGGCTATGTCTCCCGTATAATGCCCACCCGCGCTATTGCCATTGTGGAAACCGCCACGGAAGAAGCCTATGCCGATAACCTCCATCACAACACCCTGCTAAAGAAGGTGCACGAATGATTGAAACCGAGGTGCTGAATGTACTGACCGCCGCCCTTGCCCCGGTGCCGGTATCCATGGAGGTTCCCTCCCCCATGCCCGGCACCTTTGTTGTGTTGGAAAAAACCGGTACATCCCGCACGGACCACATTACCACGTCCACCTTCGCCGTGCAGAGCTGGGCTCCCACCGTGCTGGATGCCGCCCGGCTCAATGAACAGGCCAAAGCCGCCATGGATGCCCTGCCCGCCCGGCGGGGCATTGGTGCGGCCCGCCTGGAAACCGACTATAACTTTACCGATACCGCCACGCACCGCTACCGCTATCAGGCAGTGTACCGCGTTGTGCATGGCACAATTTGAAAGGAGAACCTCTATGCAGAATGCCGCCTTAGTCGGCGTGGCAAAGCCTGCAGCCGGCGGTGCCGTGTACCGTGCGCCGCTGGGCACTGCGCTGCCCACATCTACCGATGCAGAGCTGAACGAAGCGTTCAAGTCGTTGGGTTACATCAGCGATGCCGGCTTGACAAACTCTAACTCCCCAAAAACCGAACAGGTCAAAGCCTGGGGTGGAGATACCGTTAAAACCATCCAGAAAGAAAAGCCGGATACCTTCAAGTTTACCCTGATCGAAGCGCTGAACGAGGAAGTTCTCAAATCTTCCTATGGTTCGGACAATGTTTCTGGTACTGTCGCAGCCGGGCTGACCGTCAAAGCCAGCAGCCGTGAAATTCCCAACAGCGCATGGGTGGTGGATACCATCGTCAACAATGCCAACAAACGCATTGTCATCCCCGATGCCGGTATTTCCGAAATGGAAGATATCGTTTATTCGGACAGCAAGGCCCTGGGCTATGGCATTACCCTGGCCGCTGTTCCGGACACCAGCGGCAACACCCACTATGAATACATCAAGGAGGCTTGACCATGCTGAAAGGCACAACCCGATCCGGCTTTGCATTTGAAATTCCGGATGCCCGCTGCCGCAATATGGAGCTGGTAGATGCTCTGGCTGCCGTGGACCACGGCAACCTGAACGAGCTGCCCACCGCGCTGGATCTGCTGCTTGACAAGCCGCAGAAAAAAGCCCTGTACGACCATCTGCGCGCTGCTGACGGCACGGTGCCAATTGAAGCCGTGATTGCCGAACTGAGCGATATCTTCAAAGCAAACCAAGAAGGAAAAAACTCCTCATCCTCGCCGGAATGATTGCAGACGGCGAGGATGAATTGATTTGTGACCTGGCCGAGACCTACCGGATTCTGCATTACCGTACCGTTGCGCTGCCCCTGCTGGCCACCCTGGCAGCGGGCCTGCGTGAAGATTCCCGCATCTGCAAAAAACAGTCTGGCGTAAAGACCGATACCGGCACCCTTTTGCTGGGGGCTGCCGTTGACCGCCTAACTGCCCTGTGCAGCGGCTTTGGGGATGGCAGCCTGCCAACCCCTGTTATGGATGCCCTGACCGGCAGAGCAGCGCCGCCAAACAAGGTACAATCCTTTGCCAGCGGCGCTGCGTTTGATGCGGCCTGGCACAAAAACAACGGGGAGGCGAACTGATGGCAACCGAACTTGCAAAAGCCTATGTGGGAATTATTCCCTCTGCCGAAGGCATTACCGGCAACCTTGCAAAAGTGCTGGAACCGGAAGCCGAAAGCGCCGGTGAAAAATCCGGCGCATCTTTGGGCGGCCGCCTTGCCAGCACCCTGAAAGGTGTTCTGGCAACCGCTGCCCTGGGTAAGGCCCTGACCGATACCCTGACGGAGGGCGGTGCGCTGGAGCAGAGCCTGGGCGGTGTGGAAACCCTGTTCAAGGATAACGCCGATACCGTCAAAGCTTATGCGCAGAATGCATGGCAGACGGCGGGGCTTTCGGCCAATGCCTACATGGAAACTGTGACCGGGTTTTCGGCCAGCCTGCTGCAAGGCCTGGGCGGCGATACCGCAACAGCCGCCGAAGTGGCCAACATGGCCCTGACTGATATGTCGGACAACGCCAACAAGATGGGCACCGATATGTCCGCCATCCAGTACGCATACCAGGGCTTCGCCAAACAGAACTATACGATGTTGGACAACTTAAAACTCGGCTACGGCGGCACCAAGAGTGAAATGCAGCGCCTGCTGGCGGATGCCCAAAAAATCACCGGTGTCAAGTACGATCTGGACAACCTTGCCGATGTGTACACCGCCATCCATGTAATTCAGGGAGGTGTGGATGAGCTGAACGGCGGCCTGGGCGATGTGAACAAGGGCCTTGGCATTACCGGCACCACCGCGCTGGAAGCATCCACCACGCTGGCCGGTTCCTTTGCGGCCATGCAGGCCAGTTTCAAAAACGTACTGGGTGCGCTGACCCTTGGGCAGGACCTGCAGCCGTCCCTGGACGCACTGGCCCAGTCGGTGGTCACATTCCTGGCCGAAAACCTGCTACCGGATATCTGGAACATTCTGTCCGCCCTGCCCGGCGCGCTGGTGACCTTTATCCAGGCTCTTGCCCAGACCCTGCTGGACGAGTTTGGCACCTCATTCTCCGGCGGCTTTCCTCAAATCATTGAAAGCGGCACTGCCCTTGTCAGCAATCTGGTGCAGGGAATTACCGCAAACGCCGGGCAGATGATGGAATCTGCGTCTGTATCACTGAGCGCATTCCTTGCACAGATCGTGGCAGATCTGCCGCAGATCATCACATCAGGCGGGCAGATGTTACTCAGCCTTGTGCAGGGGTTACTTGCCATGTTGCCTTCCATCATCCGCAGTGCGGCCACCGTAATTGCTACCCTGCTGCAAGCCATTGTTACCCACCTGCCTGAAATCATTGCGGCAGGCTTCAACCTTGTGATCAATTTGGTACAGGGCATCGGGAACGCCTCGCCGGATATCATCCGCGCTGCAGGGGACGCCTGCCGCACCCTTTGGGACGCTGTCAAAAACGTGGACTGGGTGCAGCTGGGCAAAGACATTATCAACGGCTTAATCAACGGCATTGGTGCTATGGGCAGCGCGCTGAAAGATGCTGCCCGGAGCATTGCTTCCAGTGCGCTGGATACTATCAAGGACTTTTTCGGCATTGCATCCCCTTCCCGCGTGATGCGGGACGAAGTGGGCCGCTACATTCCGGCGGGCCTTGCCCTTGGCATCCGGCAGAACGCCGGGGATGTTGCACAGGCCATGGATGAGCTTTCGGATCTATCCACCGGCTCTTTACAGAGCAACGTTCGGCTTGCGTTGACAGCATCGGGCAGCGTGGCAAGCACCCCGTCTGGCCGGGAAATTGTCGATTTCACGCCCGTACTGGCCGTGCTGAACAACATCCTTGCTGAGCTGCATAACAGCAGCGGCGACATTGTCATTGGTGACGACGTGATCTATCGCAGCTTCAACCGCGCGCGGCAGTCGCAATCCATCATGCTGGGGGGTGCCTACTGATGCTCAAGCGCACTTCCCTCTTGCAGATTGACAGCCATTCCCTACCGGTTCCCACCGGCTCCCCCACCATCAAGTTTTCGGACGTTGAGAGCAGTGACAGCGGGGCTGACGAGATGGGCGTCTACCACCGTGAGGTGCTGCGGTTCGGCGTGCTGACCTGTTCGTTGACCTACAGCTACCTTGATAACGCCGACTGTGCCTACCTGCTCGGCCTTTTGCAAAACAAGACCACATTCCAGTTTACCTGCCCTATCCCCGGCGACGCCGCAGACGTGGCACAAACAACCACCCGCACCTGCTACTGCTCCAACTACGGGGCGGCCCTGCAGCGGCTGAAAGCCGGTGTTTGGCGGGACATGGATCTGGAAATCAAAGAATGTTAGAGAGGTGCCTGAATGGTTAAGAACATCCTGGTGCTGGATGACGGCACTGAGATTGCCGCCGGCACCGTTGGTCAGAATGCTATCCTTTCCCTGACTTGCACCGAAACAGTATCCAAAACCACAGACCTGTGCCCCGGCGCGGCCTGCTCCAATAAGCTAGAAATCACAATCTGGGTGGAGCCGGGAACCGATCTGCCGATTACATCCGGAACCCGGCTGACCCACTACCGGGAGACATCCGGCCATCGAACCCTGGCGGGCACCTACTGGGCAGTTAAACCTACCAGCCAGACCCGCAACACCTACAAAATCTACGCCTATGACGCAGTCTCCCTGCTTGATGGCGTACAGTCTACCTGGCTGCGATCCATTCAGGATCAGTTTCCGATGACATTGTGGAAATTCGCCGGGCTGGTAGCACAGCGGTGCGGCGTAACCATTGCCAACAACTCCCTGCCCCGCAACGGAACCTATCTGGTACAGGCTTTTTATGCCGACAATCTGACCGGCCGCCAGCTGCTTGCCTGGGTGGCCGAAGCGTCCTGCACATTCCTGCGGGCTACACCGGACGGGAAAATCGAATTTGCTTGGTACACAGATTACACATCGCAGAGCATCGGGCCAACCGTATACATAAGGGACGGCCTGTCGCATGACAAGTTTCAGACCGCCCCAGTCGTCAAAGTACAGATCCGGCAGAGCGATGACGACGTAGGTGTGCTGTATCCATCCGATGAGAGTGGACCAAATGCCTTGGTTATCCAGGGCAACCTGCTGCTGACATCCGCCACTGCGGAAGCACTGAAGCCGGTCGCGCAGGCAATATTTGAAACGATGCAGGGCGTGACCTACACACCACTCAAAGTAACCGTCCCGGCGGATTTTCCCATGCCCGCGCCTGGAAACATTGTATCTGTCACTGATGCCCGCGGAAACGTGCTGAGCTCCTATATCATGACCCGGAAAATATCCGGTCAGCAGGTCACGCTGGAATCCACCGGCAACGCCACACGGGACGGAACCGCCGCCGTAAATGAGCAGAGCTACAAGAACCTGACCGGCAAAATGCTGGAGATCAAGACCAGCGTGGACGGCCTGGAAGTAAAGGCCAGCGACCTGACCGGAAAGTATACCGACCTGAAAGCAACGGTGGACGGGCTCTCCTCTGAGGTGAAAAAAGACACCAAAATCACCGGCGGCGGCAACCTGATCCTGGGCAGTGAGAGCTTCAAGAACGCTGAACTGAAAGGCAATACCGGCGACGGCAGTTCTATTACCTATGAACTAACCGGCGGGGCGACCATGGCCAACACCAACTCCAACCGATATTTTCGCTGGACAACGGTGGGTGCGTATGTGGCAAAAGGCGTGACATTGTGCCTGTCTGTTATGTACAAACCCGTTTCTGGTGCGGATGAGTTCTGTATGGAAATCGCTTACACGGCGGGGTACTCCACCAGCCAGAGCTGGGCAACCATTAAGCCAACTGATCAGCTGGAGATTGAGCAGACGGACGGCTGGGTACTGCGGTATGGCCTGTGGACGCCGCCGGACAACGCCACCTTAAAGCTGGTGGATATGGGCAGTGGTACCACCCACGCTGGTACCGGCAACTACACCAACAAGTTTTCGCTGCTGCACCCCATGCTGCAATACGGCAACGCCCCCACCGCGTGGAACGCCAGCTCCGGCGACTATCTGACCCAGGAAAGCGCAAAA